ATTTTATATATTTCCTGCGGAAACTCTGCTGTGTTATCTGGTGTTCCATAAGGATTTATGTCTCCAGGAAAATTAACGGCATCTAAAAATCTTGCAAGAGTTCTAATACGAGTAACAGTTGCACCTGTAAGATCATTACCAGCAGTTGTTGTATTAACACTAAGCAAAATAGCTGTGATAGTTCCTAGTGCATTACTGACAGTTAATGTAGGTCTAGGTAACTGCCCTTGTCTGAAAGCAAAACCTTCAGCTTTTATTGGAAATCTTTGATAACTATTACCAGCCCAAACTATTTCTCCATTATCTTTTAGACTACTACCTGCATGAAACCTGTAAATAGTTGTAGCACCATGCAAACTATTATCAAGTTGTAAGGTAAAAAGTTCAATTATTGCTGACGGGTTTGTATTCTGAAGATTGCTAACAATAGCAGAACTGCTCATGGTTCAAACACCTCTCTAAATGTTGCTTGAATTGTTGCTCTATTGTTATATGGTATAGATTTATTCCAGTTCTCGCAAACATATTGACCAGCACCAGATAAAGTAATCGAAACATTACCACTATTGGTAGCACTGGCAGCAGCAGTGACAGTAAATACGTTTGAATCCGTTACTGAAGCGACAAGAAAAGTACCATCAGTTGCCGATCCAGAAGTGTAGTCAATAGTAAGTTCATCTCCTACAGCTACACCATGACTTGAAATCGTGATTGTTACTGTAGTACCTGATTGAGAGTAAGTTCCTGTTTTGGTGAACCCTTCTCCTGGTGGGGTAAAAGTAAAGCTGGCACTATCATTGGCACGACTATCAAGGAATCCTTCTATGGTGTCCGCATCTGTTTCTGATACGTTGAAAGTAAGATTATATATTTTTGGATTTTGATGAGCAGCAAGTCCAAATAATATTCTATGTTCATAACCATCAGCAAAACGAACTGTTCTAGTATTTGGTGCGGATCTTTTTTGCTGTCCGTATGTTGGTGTGATTGATGGAAAAGTAGCCATTATGCAAGTAAACCTCCAGGTCTTTTCTGTTTAATTAATTCTGTCTCTATAGCTGCTGATAATGCAATACCTAATGCTCTACCTTCATCTTCATCTCCTTCAACAGAAGAACCAGAAGCATCTACATTAACAACAACACTTGTAGATCCTCCACTTAATTGATGGTTTGGTGTAATCATTCCAGAAGATCCAGGAGTGAATAGTTCTGGCCCACGTTCTCCAACTATGTAACTTCTACCTCTACTAACTGGCCCACCTTCTGCTCTGAAAAATCCACCAATCCCAGGAAGTCCACCAAGAAAAGCATTTACACCAAATCTGATAAGAGATCTTTGTATTTCTGAGAATACACTACGAGCAACATCTCCAAGAGTTTTAGTCCCATTTATAGCACCTTCTATTGCATCAACTAAACCTGTCTCTACTGTTGATGCAATACTTGAATATAATGAATCTATTTTTGCTTGTGCTTGTCTTAACTTATCAGCTTGTATGATTCGGTCTTTATCTGTTTCAAGTAGTTTTTTATTTGTTTTTAATTGTTCTTGTAAACTAAATTTTCTTATTTCTAAAAGCATTATTTTATTAATATCTGTTTGTTCTGATGCTTTTTCCGTTTCAAGAATTTTAGTGACTGAATCTAATTCATTCTGAAGTCCTGTTTGTACATTTTTAGCTGACATCTCAAATAGTGCTACTTGTTTAGCTAATGCGGGATTTAATCCAGTTCGTCTAAGTTCTAATATTTTTTCTTCCATTTCAAACTGTGCAAAAGTAGTTGCTCTTAATTGCTGATGTTGTACTCCTATTTCTTTATCTATTCTCATTCCTGCTTCTTTTTCTGCTCGTATCTTTATATTGTTTTCTAAAATTTTTCTATCCATCTCTAATCTTTTTGCTTCGGCTCTACCTTGTTCGGTCATAAGGAAATTAGTTTGAAAACCATCTACTGTTACATTTCTATCTAAATTTGCTTCTGCTTGTCTATTTTGAGCTAACGCTTGTACTAAAGGATTATCACTCCCTAATTGTGATTTTGCAATAGCTAAATCTCCTCCTGCACGTTGAAATACTTTGTTTAAAATATCAGCTAAACCTGCTTGGATTTTTAGGAACGAAGCAGCCATACCTCCTGTTATTAACTTCATAGTTTCAGCAAATTCTCTTAATGCTCTTACTCCATCATTACCAACAACTTTTGCTGTTTCTTTTGTGATTTCAGCTAACGCAGCTTGTTTTCCTTCTAACTGCTCTATTAATTTTATTTCGGCTGCTCTGGAACTATTTATGATTTTTAATTTTTCAATACTTTGATCTATATTTGCATTAGCAGGACTAAGAGCATCTCCCAACTCAACCATGCCATCTCTAAGATTAGTGACCATTTGCAATCCTGCGGTTGCAACAAGACCTCCTGCAAAACCTCCCATCTGACCACCAACTTTTGTTCCTAAAAAACCACCACCAAAACCAGCAATACCTCCAGCTATTCCTTGTCCAAACAATAATGGAAACGCACCAGAAATTGCTCCACTCGTAAATGCTGCTTTATTACTCCTGTTATTAAATTTATCTAATTTAGTTGCTTGAGCCTGTACTTTATTGTTTGTAACTTGTGCTTTAGTATTTTTTATTATTTGAGTTGTTTCTCGGCCTATTGCTTGAGATTGTTTATTTGATGCTGCTAATGCTAATTTATGTTCTTTAGTACCAATTTTTAAACCATTTGCATATTCTTCTAAAGCGTCTGCTGCTGCTATTTGTTGGTTAGCAGTTTTACCAAAAGCTCCTGTAGATTTATTAACAGCTTGAACAAGACTATCCATGTCTTGTCTATATTTTTTAATTTCTTTGCGAAAACTTTTTCCTGCTTTACCCCCAACATTACGGGGGTTCATTATATCTATTCCACGAATCTTATCTATACTTGCAGATAATTCTTTTACTTTTGTCTTTAACCTATCAAGACCAGACTGACCTTTTACTCTTAAATTTATATTTACTCCGTAATCGGCCACAGTAAAAACAAAACTTTATTTTAGTGTACCGCTTTTAGTGTTTTCTTGCTCGTGATTTATTCTTGGCATCTTCATAAACTTTCTCTTCATATTCTTTTTTTAGCTCATAGTAAGCAAGCCAATTTACATATTCTTCTTGAGTTAATTTACTGGTAAGCTCTTGAATTGTCATTCCTAGTTCTGAAGCTAAGAAAAACATAAAAAACCAATCGTTTCTAGCTTTTTAAATCTGCCTTCGCTTCCTCCAATTTATATTCAGAACCAGAGTTCAACATTGCAAGTTGAATATCCTGCAAAGTAGTTGCATTTACTTCTCTTCTTAATGATGCTTTGTGACCATCTTGAAATAATCTTTTGCCGTCTTTGTCTAATGCTTTTGTAATCATAAGATTCAAAGCAAAGTCATCATTAGTCCCTGCATCTCCAGATTTTGCAACGATTGATTCTCTTTCTGCAATAGTTAGTGGATTCCAGTAAATTTCTAAAACCGTGACATCTCCATCTTTCAATTCATACAAATATTTTTGTTGAACACCAAATTTGTTCTTGAGAAGTTCTATTGCTTCCATAAATTCATTAGATTGCTATTCTATTATACTAGGCGTTTGCTGAAAATTGACAAGAGATTATTCCAATGAAATGACTTCTATCCTCTATTTCCAATGGAGTTGGACCATTTATATCTAATACTCTAGGTTTACAACTAAAAGTATCAACATAAGTTGAAGTATTTACTGAAGTTAATCCATCAATAACTGACTCACATATTTTAGATAAAGTTGCAGTACCTTTTGACTTTGGAACGTAAACATTGCACTGGATAACACCAGCATAATAATCCGAAGCTGCACCTTGATTCTGTTGTGTTGACTGAGTAAAGTTTAAACTCATCAAAATATATTTCTTGGTTTTTCCTGGAGTTGTAAAATGCACATTGTCATAAACCATTGTGACAGTAGGATCAACGTCTGAAACCTTGTCTGTCACTGCTTTTTCAAATGCTGCTCTAGTATTTACTAAGGTCATGGTTCAAATCCTGTGTATATAGTACCTGATGTCTTATCAGATACTTTTCCTCCTATGAATATCTTACCTTTATCTGACATATTTTCTTTTATTAAACGACCTAGTTGGCCTTGAACAAAATTTTGAATTTCTCCACTTTCTAAAACATATTCAGAATAGTTGGCTCTATTTCCAATAAAGACTCCTTTTCTATAGTTAAATATTCTTTCGCCTTCTCCTACAGGAAATCTTGGCTGAACTACAGGATTTTCTGGTCTTATACTTTGTTTTGTTAGTTTAAATCCTTCAAAAACTTCTTGCTTTATTGATGCCCAGGGTTGATGACTCATTACATCTTGATCTGGTTGAACAGGAGTATTTGATGCTTTCCAGCTAGAGGCAAAAAATCCTGTCCATACTGGCATATTTTGTTCACTTGTTAATTCACTATGAACATCTTTTATTAGATTATTAAAATCTCTACTAATTTTTTTATCTAAATCTTTTGGTAAATCTCTTAAACGTCTTACTGCCATTAGAACCGCACCAAAACAGTAAACAAATAAACTTGTCCGCCTTTTTTTGTGTCAATATTTACTATCTGTGCAACTCTATTAGATCCACTAAAACTTAATGTAATCTCATCGTCCATATCTACTTGATTATTTCCTATAAGATCAGGTGTTATATATAGTTTTGCTAGTCTCATTTCTTGACCAGTTTCTTCTTCTGCTTTTACAAAAGATATTGGAACTTTTATATCTGAATATGTAGTATCTACTGTGACTTGTTCTCCAGTATCTAAGTTATAACTACTTGTCCCTTTCTTTACATAAGTAATAATGTGATCAAAAGAATCGCCAAGTTGAGAAACGACACTTTTAGCAACATTCTTAAATAAACTATCTAATTGTCCTGCCATTATCCTCTAACTACCCTCATCTGAAAAGTACCTGCTCCACCTAGCATATATGCTCCAAGATAACTTTGTAACCAAGGATATACATCCATAATATTATTTACAGAACCAGTACCCTGACTGTCAGTATTGTATTTAACTTGTAAATCTCCTAATTTTACTTCAGAAAAATTACCATCTTTACCAGTAGTACCTGTAATCGCACCTGTATCATTTGCCAAAGCTCTAGCTAATTCATATTGTGCATATTTAATATTGTTTGGAATAATAGAACAACTTAATTCAACTCTATCTACTTGATAATTTGTTCTAGGAAACTTAAGTGCTTGATTTTCGTCACATCTATCTCCTTGAAATACAAAAGTATCAATCCATCTTGTAGCAGCTATTAATGATCTATTTTTCTGATCGTCTGTTTTATTAGTCCAAGTGCTTGAATCAGGCGCAGTTTCAAAATAACTATTAGCTTCTGTCAATGTGACATAGCTATTTGCAGTTTCACTTTTTATAGTTGCATTTATGGTAGCTGCCACGATTGATAAAGTAATTTAATTTTATTGTAGCGTAAAGAAAA